TAGGCTAGGAGTGGCGCGGCAAGGCATGGCAAGGCTGGCGGTGGACGTGGACGTGGCTCGGCGGGGCCGGGCGGGGCAAGGCTGGCGTGGATGGGCCCGGCGGGCAGGGCGTGGCTGGGCACGGCTAGGCAAGGCAAGGCAAGGCAATAGCAGTAATCTCCAATAAAGGCGGCTTCGGTCGTCCTTTTTAATGGACAAAAATTCAATACAAGGTCACTTCGGTGGTCCTTTTTTATGGGCGCGATAAATGACAAACCAGTTTGATACGGCTCATTATCCCGATGCAGTGCCTGCTGAACTGGTGGCGGGCGCTCGCTGGGCGTGGACGAGGGCAGACATAACCCTTGCATACCCAACAGCAAGCTACACGCTGACTTTCCGGCTACTGCAATTGATTGCGCCTTTCGCCGTGAAGAACGTAATTGCCAGCAAGATTAGCGCGGCACACGTTGTTGAGGTAGTAAGCGCAAACACCACGGGCACTGCGCTTGGCGATTATACATGGCAGGCCATTATTGCTCGTGACAGTGACGGCGAGAAAGTACAGGTCGATCAAGGGCTGCTAACCATTCAGCCGGATCTGATAGCGCCGGGAGAATCGTCCTCGTGGGTGTATCAAGTCCTGATTGCCATCCGCGCCACCTTGAAAAAGACAGCATCGAAAGAGCAGTCCAGTTATTCGATTGGCGGGCGTTCCCTGTCGAACAGAACCCCGCTTGAGTTACTGGAAATGGAAAAAGAATTCACTGACCGCTGGCGCAGAGAGCAATCGGATATTGAGAAAAACGCTGGCCGTAGATTCAGTCGCCGTGTGCTAGTCAAAATGGGCGCTTGATATGGGATTATTTGACCGCTTTAGCCGCAAAACTGTTACTGCTCGACGCATTCATTCGCCCAATCCGCATACACACATGGGGGTACGGAGCGCTGGATTTTTTAGCAAGGACGTTGGCCGACTGCTGTCCGGCTGGGAAACCGATAGCAGCTCTATTGATTATTATTTACAGGCGGAACTGACAGAGCTGCGGGCGCGATCTAGAAAGATGGTTCGCTCTAATCCGTATGGCAAGCGGTTCATCGCAACGATTAAGTCTAACGTTGTCGGCCCTGTTGGTATTGGCATTCAGGCACAGAGCTTGATGGGCATGAACCTCGACACATCAGCAAATGATGCGATCGAAGCGGCTTTCAAAGATTGGGCACAAAACCATTGCGACTATCGGGGTCGGACTAATTTTGTCGATATGCAAAACCTCGCCATCAGTTGCGCGGGGCAAGATGGTGAGTTTCTTTTTCGCAAGCACCACGGCAAGAGCGCTGGCGCGTATGGATATTCTCTTGAATGTATCGACCCTGAGCTACTGGATACACGCAAGAACACGCCTACACGTAACGGGCAAATCCGGCTTGGCGTTGAATATGACGCATCCGGTCGGATTATTCAGTATCACTTCCGCTCCCGGAATGCTGACGGTACCTATGGCCACCAGAACGGCTACATCATTAGCGCGAAAAATATCATCCATGGCTTCATCGCTGAGTGGCCGGATCAATCGCGTGGTGCTCCGTGGATGCACAGCAGCCTGGAGCGATCAAAGCACTTAGAGAAGTATGAGGAAGCTGCGATTGTAAAGGCTCGAAGCACTGCGGCAACGATGGCCGTCATGCGGACGCCGGCAGGCGAGCAGGGATACGAGGGCGAGGAGGACGGAGGAGACGGCATTACGCTTGATGCTTTTGAAGCGGGCACAATCAAAGACATAGGCAACAGGGAAATAACTAATCTCGATTCGTCCTATCCGCACCAGATGTATGCGGCCTTTGTTAAAAGCCAATTACAGGGCATCGCATCAGGTCTGGGAATTTCTTATCACTCGCTATCGAACGACCTTGAGGGCGTCAACTACTCGTCCATACGATCAGGGGTTTTGGAGGATAGAGAAGTATACAAAGGCTTGCAGAGCTGGTTTATCCGCTCTTTTATGCGGCCAGTGTACGAGGAGTGGCTGTCATACGCTTATATGTCCGGCGCTATCAAGATCAACACGCGCCCACTGGCTCGGCCTATTCAGCAATACATGCCTGCCCACTTTCAGGCAAGGCGCTGGGCGTGGGTAGACCCGCTTAAAGACGGCAACGCCAACAAGCTGGCGATTGATTACCGACTGAAATCACACTCCCAAGTCATGCGCGAGCAAGGGGATGACCCTGATTCTGTTTGGCGAGAAATTGCGAGAGATCAAGACATGATGAAGCAGTTAGGAATTGCGCCCATTGCAAGTCCTGAACAACCTGTTACCGAGGAAATACCCGATGCCTAAAAGCAAAAACACGATTGAGGCCATGCCACTGGAGCGAACTTTTACTATACAAAGTCGCGCAATGGATGATGAGGCTCGAACAGTAGAAATTTCCTTCAGTTCCGAAGAACCCTACGAGCGGTATTTCGGAACTGAGGTTTTAAGCCATAACCCGCAAAGTGTGCGGCTTGCCCGTCTGAATGGCGGCGCTGCGGTTTTGGTGAATCACGATTCTGGCGATCAAGTCGGTGTCGTGGATTCTGCTCGTATTGATGGCGACATGAAGGGGCGGGCCGTGATCCGCTTCAGCAAGTCGCAGCGAGGGCAGGATGTTTTTCAAGATGTGAAGGACGACATTCGCCAGCTAGTGTCCGTGGGTTATCGAATCCATAGATACGAAACGGTGGAGCGTGAGGGTATGTCTGACCTTGTAACCGTCACGGACTGGGAGCCTTTCGAGGTTTCGATCGTCGCTATTCCGGCTGATGCCACTGTTGGCGTTGGACGATCCGCAGAAGAATTACTTGAAACTAAAATCAAAGCCAAACAAAAGGAAGTTCACATGGAAACTATCAAAGAAGAAGTACAGGTTGAGGCGGTCACTTTTGACGCTACAGCAGAGCGCACCAAAATACGCACAGAAGAAAAGAACCGCACAGAAGCTATTCGCGGCCTTTCTGATTTGCATGATCTTGGCGATCTCGCAAAGCAGGGAATTAGCGAAGGCTGGAGCTTGACCGATTTCAACAAAAAAGCGCTTGAAGTAGTAGGCGAGCGAAACCAAAAAGCGCGCACTGAGTCACGCCATTCTGGTGAAGTTGATCTCTCTCCGAAGGATCGACAAGAGTTCAGCATGATCCGATTGATGGATGCCATCAGCAATCCCAATGATAGATCAGCACAGAATCGCGCAGGTTTTGAGCTGGAAGTTTCAGCCGAATCACAGCGCGGATTTGGTAGCGACTTTAAGTGTCGTGGTGAGTTTGTGCCTGACAGCTTACTGTCTGGCAAGCGTGACTTGTCAGCCGGTATAGCTACAGACGGCGCTGAACTGGTTGCCAACAACCTGCTGGCAGATAGCTACATTGAGGTGCTCAGAAACGCTATGGTGACCGCTCAGGCGGGTATTACTATCCTGCCCGGCTTGATTGGTAACGTTGCGATTCCTCGCCAAACTTCTGGCGCTGCATCAACGTGGATCAGCGCTGAAGATGGTGACGCTACCGAAGGTGAAGCACAGTTTGATCAGGTCACACTGACGCCGAAAGACTTGGCGTGCTACACCGAAGTCACGCGCCGCTTGTTGTTGCAATCAACTCCCGCAATTGAGGGTATTGTTCGCCGCGACTTGGCTATGGCTCAGGCGCTTGGCATTGATAAAGCTGTGCTTTACGGGACGGCTGCGTCAGGTCAGCCGCGTGGCATCAAGAATCAGACAGGTGTGCAAACGCTTGATCTGGCCGCAGCTAGCCCAACCTACGCGGAAATCATCATCATGGTTCGCAAAGTGCTGGCGGGTAACGCGCTGACAGGTACTCCGCAGTGGTTGATAAGCCCGGCGGGCTGGGAAGCACTGAGCACTACGCCCAAGCAAGGCTCTGGTGTTGAGGGCAATTTCATCCTCGGAGAAAATAACCGCATTGCCGGTTATGAGCGACAGGTGTCCAACCAGGTGACCACTGAAGAATATTTCTTCGGTGATTTCTCTCAGGTGATGCTTGGCGAGTGGGGCGGTTTGGAGATCAATGTCGATCCCTTTACCCAGAGCCTGAAAGGCCGAATCCGTTATATCACTTTTAAGACTTGTGATGTTGCGGTACGTCAGCCTGGCTCATTCTGCTACGCGCACGATGGCATAGTGTAAACCTGTTGTATTGGGGGCTTCGGCCCCCCTTTTTCTTTTTAAAGGATTTAACCAATGGATTCACCACTACCAAAAACTATCCGATTACTTACTTCCACAATTTGCGGCGGCAAAACTGTTCAATCTGGGGAGACTGTTGATGCCAGTGTGTATGACGCGAGTTATCTTGTGGCAACAGGCTCGGCTGTTTATGCCGACAAGCCAGAAAAGGCAGTCAACAAGGCAAAGAAAGAAAAGAAGCTACCGAATCGAATGATCGCTGATGTGCAGGTTAATAATCGTGACACTGGCGAGTGATATTTTAAGCGATCTGTCTGACGTATTCCTGACTGATTTTGCTGTGACTGTGACAGCAACAACATGGGGCACAGCGCCGCTCGCTATTTTTGATAATGATTATGTTGAATATAACGACGTGTCAACGGTCGCGCCTTTCTTACTGATGAGGGATTCTGACGTTTCAATCAGTGCGAGGAGTGGCGATTTGTTCACGGTTGATTGCATTAACTATAAGCTGGTAGACAAGCAGTATTTCGATCCCAGTATGACCCGAATTATTCTGGGGCTTGTATGAAAGTAGAGTTTAGGTCCGACAACAAAAAGCTGCAACGACATCTCAGGGAATTGAGCGAGAAACACGCGCCCGCTGCTCAGTCGTTTGCGCTAAACAGCACGGCGGCTTATATCAAGCGAGAGGCCGTCAAGATTGCGTCGAAAGCTACAGGCGTGCCTACCACGATATTAAAGAACAGGATTGCAGTACCACGGGGTAAAAAGTCTACTATTCGCGGCCTCAAGACTGTGATTTTCGGAGGGCTGTGGCCGGTAAAGGTTGCCAAACTAAAGCCAGCTCCCAGAAAGCTAAAAAGTGGGGCGGTAAAATACAAGACAATGAAGGGTGAGCCGGTTAACGCCAATGCATTTATGGGCAAGAACACCAATGGCTCAGACAGTGTTTTTGTCCGAAAGGGTACGGCAAGATTGCCAATCAAGAACGTGACTGTAGAAATTGGCCCGCAAGTAGAGCGAGCAATACAGGGATTTTCTGGCGGCCAACTAGCTAAAGACAAATACAGCAAAATGCTTTTTTCTCAAATGGATAGGCGCGTTCGTGGAGGATTGATTCGCATGGGCGTTAAAGTCACATGAGCCACGCGAGGCAAAAGATCAGAGATCATATAGCGACGATTTTGGACGCGATACCGGGCATCGAGATATTTAACTCGCGGGTGTATCCGATTGTTACCCTTCCGGTTATTTCAGTGTTTACGCTTTCCGAGGAATCAAGTTCAGAAAATGAATTATTGACCGCACCTCGAAGGTACAGCCGAAGGCTAATCGTTGATATTGCGATTACTGTCAGCGACTCGGTGGACTGCGATGAAGTGGCCGACGACTTTGCAAGTTTGTGTGAAATAGCAATGGCGGCTGATACCACGCTAGGCGGTAAGGTAACTGATTCGATGCTGGCAACTACCACAACGGAAATGAATGCAGGCGAGAAGCCGATATTTGTGACGAATCTTATTTATGAGATTTGGTACAGAACAACAGCCGGTGATCCCGATAACGTCATTTAACTTAAACCCAACAAAGACCCGCTTCGGCGGGTTTTTTATGCCTGAAATTTGGAGCAATTATGGATTTTTACATAGACGAAAAGGGCGACCGTTACGCGGTTGATTTGTTCGGCAAGAAAACATTAACAGACCCAGAAGTGACTGGAGAAGTCGCTTCTCCGGTGCAACCAAAAACACCTAAACTCAAAGCACCGCAAACCGAAGATGAGGATTAACCCATGCCATTATTAGCGCGTAAAAAGATACTTCTTGCCAAGATCGAAAGCACCTATGGCACAGATTCAACCCCCACGGGTGCGGCTAACGCCATACAGACGAGCGACTTGTCAATCACTCCTCTGGCTGGTCCGACTGTGTCCCGTAATTTAGATAGATCGGTTCTTGGCGGAGACTTACAGATACAAGTAGGGACGTTTGTCGAACTTTCTTTTATGGTTGAGATGGCTGGCGGAGGAGGTATTGACACGCCTGCGGCCTATGGCCCGCTCTTGCGCGCTTGCGGAACCGCCGAAACGGTTACTGCTACAACCAGTGTTCGCTATGACCCTATATCAACAGCTCCTCCAGGTCTGTCGATGTATTTTGCGCACGATGGGCAACTGCACAAGGTGGTAGGCGCTCGCGGCAGTGTCGCCTTGCAGATGGATCCCGGCACGATTCCAAAGTATGCGTTTACTTTTACAGGTCTGTATGTCGCGCCCTCATCCACAGGCGACCCCACGCCGGACTTTGCCGCGTACATCGTGCCAGTGCCGGTAAATAAGGTGAACACGGCGACCTTTACGCTGCACTCAACAGCAATGAACGTGACCGCTTTTAGCGTGGATTTTGCCAACGAAGTGATTTACCGCAACATCATCGGCGAAGAATCTGTCCAGATTGTGGATAGAGCTGTTGTTGGCACTATCTCTTTTGAGTCTCCCGCAATATCAGCAAAAAACTGGTTTGAAATTGCGCGCCTTTCAACACTGGGTAGCCTTAACGTTATCCACGGAACTGTGACAGGCAACAGGGTTATTGTTAGCTCTCCGAGTGTGCAGCTAATATCGCCAACATATGCCGAATCAGATGGCGTTTCAATCATATCAGCCAGCCTCTCGCTGTTGCCGTCCTCTGTTGGCAACAACGAAATCCGAATTATAACCACCTAAGGAAAGTTTATGTTTGAACTACGAGCGCAGGCAACATTCACATGGCCCGCAAAGGCTAAAGTGCCAGACGGCGGGAAATATGAAACGGTGCCTTTTGATGTAACCTTTAAGGTTTTATCTCAAGAAGAAATAAATGTGCTGATTGGTGACGATGCGGAAGGCGGATCTATTCGTGTGCTGCGTGAGGCGTTAGTTTCGTTTTCGGGTTTCCCTGTGAGGGACGAGGACGGCGAGCTGTGCGAGGACGACGAATCACGCAATGATATTATATTGCGGGTGCCATACTTTGTCAGCGCGTTATCTGATGCCTGGATTGCAGGTATATCCGGGCGACGAATAAAAAACTGAAGGACGCTGTCGATCATCTAGTTGGCGGCAGCGGTGGATCAAAAGAACTAGAGGATGATCTTGATTACTGGGGAGCGCCTGAAAGCGCAAGGCCGCCGGCAGTGTCCGAAACTTTTGGCGTTATGCCGGAAAACTGGGACTCTCTTAACGTCTTTATTGCAATGCAAACGCAATGGCGAATATCCCCAACTGGATCAAGAACCGGGCTGGAGTATTCCAGCATTCGCCCCGTGTGTTATGCAAAAAAAATAAGGCTCACGCCGGAAATTTTTGCTGATGTTCAAATGATGGAAATCACGCTCATAAATCGAGAGTCAAAAAATGGCAACAGGTAGATTCGATTATGTGCTGCAAGCCAGCGCATCGGGGTTTACCTCCGAAGTGCAAAAGGCAGAACGCTCTGTTGACGGCTTGGATAAGTCGCAGAAAAACGCCAAGCGCTCAGGCGATGACTGGTCGAAAGGCACTGAAAAGCTGACGACTGCATTTAAGGCGCTGGGCGTTGGTCTGGCTGTGGCTTCTGCTGCTGGTGCCGTTATTTTTAATAAAATGATTGCCGCCACTATCGAACAAGATAGGGTAATGGCGCAGCTCAATGCGACATTGAAATCAACAGGCGGAGCAGCTGGTAAAACTGCTAGCGATCTAGCCAAAACTGCCGCTGAACTGCAAAAGATCACAACATACGGCGATGAAGCCATTATTTCGGCACAGTCTTTGCTGCTAACATTTAAGGAGATAAAGGGAGACAATTTCGACCGCACGACCAAAGCCGTTTTGGATATGTCAACAGCAATGGGCACTGATTTAAAATCGGCAGCTATTCAGCTCGGCAAGGCGCTCAACGATCCAGCCACTCAACTTTCAGCACTGTCTCGGTCTGGTGTTTCCTTTTCGGAATCGCAGAAGGAAATGGTTAAGGCGATGGTCGAGTCTGGAAACATCGCAGAAGCGCAGACACTCATCCTTAAAGAGCTTGAATCACAGTTCGGCGGATCTGCTGAGGCAGCTAGAAACACGCTAGGCGGCGCTCTGGAGGGACTTAAAAACAACTGGGGTGATCTATTCGAGGTTCAGGGACAGGCGTCTGAGGGCATGGTCGATTCCATAAATACGCTAAACCAGACCATATCTGACCCGCAATTTAAAGAGTCGATGGACGCGATTTTGAACGGCCTCATAGGTATAGTTAATTTTGCCGCTAAAGGCGCTGCCGCGATTGCATTTTTATACCAGACCATTGCCGGTACACGAGAAAAAACGCTAGTTGATCTTGGAGAGGAGATTGATACAGTAAGCACTGCGCTTGCGAACCTTGAAAAAAACCGGCGGGGCAGCTCTGCGACCGCAATTAAATACCGCGCTCAACTCGTCAGTTTACAGAAAGCATATGACGCAGAAGTAAAAGCGATCAATTCCGCAGGCAAATCTATTACGGCGCTATCGCCGATTATTGTCACGGCTACAGAGCGAACTGCGTCATTTGCAACAGCAACAGAAAAATCCTCCACGGCTTTAATCAAAAAAGCCGCATCATGCAGCAAGGCTGCAACTGAGGTTGCCAAGCTATCCCCGATTATCGTCACCGCAACGAGAAAAGCTGAAGTATTCGGAACGGCTAACGTTAGTGCAGCAGAAGAAACCTCTGAGGCGTGGGAGTCTGCACGCAGCACGCTGTCTGATTTCTTTTTTGAAATGGCCCGCGATGGAAACAACGCTTTTGATACCCTAGTAAAGGGATTTAAAGCGATGATCGTCAAGATGCTGGCCGAGGCTGCGGCTAACCGCATACTGTTGGCCGTGGGAATTGGCGCGACTTCCGCCGGCGCTGCTGCGGGTAGCGCCTCATCGCTGCTGTCTGGCGGTAGCTTTTTGGCTGGATTATCCGGTGGCATTGCTGAGGCTGGGCAGGGATTTTATGAGGGTATCGGGACATTTGCCAGCAACAACGGGCTGACAGGAATCGGTGACGCGGCTTATACCAAAGGGCTAAACACGTCGCTTACGTCAATTGGGCTTGATATTGGCGGCGGGCTTGTGGGGAGTTTTCTCGGCACTAAAGCGTTTGGCGAAACCAGTGGTATCGGTGCAGGCATTGGCGGGATTGCTGGTTCTATCGCTATACCTATTCCTGGACTTGGCGCTGCGATTGGCAGTTTTATCGGCAGCGGCTTGGAGTCGCTTTTCGGACAAGATAACAACGGCAACAACGCTGCCAGCGCCAGCTTTAACTTAGGCACAGGCGCCAGCAGCTCGCGCGGCATTGGTAACAGTTTCGATCAAGCCAACGTGGATGGCGCTAATACGTTGGTTAGAGTTTTGCAGTCTTTCTCTGATGCCATTGGCGGTTCAACGCTATCTAATAATCTTGAGATTGGCAACAAGAACGGCATTAAGTACAACAACGTCAGTTTCGGACAGGATGTTGAGGCTTTCTTGCAGGTAGCGTTCGACGACATTATTAAGTCAGCGACCAACCTTAAAGAAAGTTTAAAGCCGCTAATACTCAGCTTTGAAGGTGCCTCTGGTGAAATAGCACGCTTTGCAAATTCTATTGCGTCGATAGATTCGCAAGCCGGAATCAACACAGTCACAAATGCGATTGAGCAGTTTAACGCTGTGCAGCCGTCTATAGCAAATGCTTACCAAGACCAGACAGACGCATTGCAACTGCTGATAGATGGATACGATGGCTCTCTGTCTGCCTCAGAGCAATTAGCGGCGAGCTTGTTTACCAACAAGGTAGCAGCCTACGAGTTCGCGCTTGCCATTCAGAGTATTGGCCGTTCTCTTGCTGATCAAGCCGATGCGCAGGCAGTATCAATACGCGAGTCTGTAATGTCTCCACAAGAGATTTTAGACAGGCGCATCGGGGAAGCTGCATTTTTGCGGCAGGGTTTGGATCAGCAGACTGATCCCGTACTGGCTGCCGAAATAACGCGGCGGTATCTTGAGCTTAACAGGCTAATTTTTGACAGCATTACTGATGAACAGCAAATCTCTAATGCTGAATTATTCGCAGGTAACGCCGAAAGTTCCAACGAGGTTTTACAAAGGATACTTCAAGGGGCTGTTGATGGCCTTGAAAACACGCAGAACAGCATTAATGAACAGGTCGCTACTATGCTTCAGAGCGCTGGCACGGGACTGCTTGAGGCAGCGGAAGCGCAGCAGCGGGCGGCAGAGACAACGCAAAGCGCTGCGGAACTATTGCGTGACGTTTTAAACAATTTCAACCCTTTCAACTCTTTTCGTTATAGCGAGATTGGAAACTGATGGCTACTGTCGCATTTCCCACGGGCTATAACCTTACGAGGGATTCAAGTTTTCGCAACGCATCCACTGAGCAATTTGATGTAATGAGCGATGGAGCGCCACGATCTCGGACGGTGACCAGTAAGCGTTACGTTACGATAGGTTGCCGCTTCAATGCTTTGTATCGCGCTGAAAAAGACACACTTGAGGCGTTCATTTACGCCAACAGCGCAAACACGATTACATGGACGATTGACGGTATCAACTACTCTGGCCGCATTGTGAGCGATCACCAGACAAGCATGACCGGGATATTATTTAACATCTCCTTTGATTTTTACGCGGAGATTATTTGATGGACTTAACAACAGTCCAATTTAATAGAGTTCGCAGCGGCGCAACGAAGCCCGTATATCTTGTGGAGCTGGAGCACGCGGGATTTTTGGAGTATTTCGCCACGGCTGAGGATGTGGTTTATAACGGTAATTCCTATTTTGCAAACGGCCTTGATGTGTCAGATTTTCGTGATCAGGTATCTGCAAGCATAGATTTATTTGCGACCCCCGATAGGATTCTCCATTCCATTTCTGGCACATGGAGAAACGATAAACGATGTCGAATCTATGCCGTTCCTGATGAGCCGGGCGGCGAAACTAATTATATATTAGAGAGCGCATTCTTGGTGCTTGATGGGGTCATTGATTCGTCCTCTTGGTCAGGAACGAGAATCAGAATAACAGCAATACCAAAAACGGTAGCAGAGCTATCAACTCCACGCATAACATTCAACGAGCTGTCTGCCATTCTCCCGGCGGTAGGATCGTCGATCAACTGGGAAGGCGGAACGCTTGTCTTGAGGGCTAGGACGTGACGGAGGGAAACGCAGGGCGGCTTACAGCGCGATCAGTAAATAATCTGAGATCACGCGGTCTTGAAATCGAAAACACGGCGGCGGATGCACCGATCCCGATTGTGTACGGGCTTCGCCCCGTTGCGGGGATGAATGCCGGATATGGATTGGATAGCGACGGCAAGTTAATCGTGCGGGTGGTGTGGTGTTGTGGCGAGGTTTTGCAAATTGGCAGTGTGTACATAAATGGCGAGCCGATGCCGTCAGGGGTGGAGGTCAACCACTACAGGGGCACGGATTATCAGGGCATTGATAATGCCATGCCAGATATTGTAGGCATTGATACCTATACCGAGGACATGATATTAATAAAGCCGTTTGGCTCAATGGGTATTGCGTATTCTGTTTTCAGATTCTCTGAGGGTACGATTACTGATGCCCCAAGATTTCAAGCGTTAATTGCTGGCAGCCTCGTCTATGATACGCGCAAAGTCGATGATTATCCCGATCCGTTTCTGCCTTACGTCGCGTGGGGGATGGAGTTTGTCGGTGCTGATAATGCCACTCCCGCCGATGTGGATTACGGCGCAAACAATGTGGTGGCTACCTACGCGGGCACGGCAAAGATAACGTCAAATAAATTGGCGCTAAATGGTTCCGGCCATGTTACAACGCCCGGCAACGTTGCGGCGGTGCAGTTTGGAACAGGCACATGGACGGTAGAAACCCGGTTTACTGCCACATCAATAGCCGCAGGATCTCGCGGCATATTGACCAAAGGCGGATCGTTCAGAGTTTTTCAAGACGGCTCAACAATAAAATTAACGGTATCCACCGATGGCACAACGAACAACATTTTCGACGGGTTTATGTGCGCTCTGGTGTTGTTTCTGGCACACAGTACAGCGTAACGGTTGAATTCACGGGAGAGGAGTATCTTGTTTTTTCCGGCAACACTATCGTTGGCAGAGTGAGCAGCCGCGCCGTTATATTTGAGAATTCAGCGACTTGGCAGTTTGGCGCTATCCAAGCGGCCTCCAGATTTATCGGCTCGATTGCTGTTGCGCGGCTTACAAAGTCGACTTTTAGATACGGCGGGCAGTGCTCTGCGGCTTCCGAGTCCTCTGCGCCGTGGCGCGAATCCGCTACAGCTAAGGCGGGCTTTTACTACAACGATTTGTCTGCACTGTGCGCAATGGATTTTGCAGTTAATCGTTTTTACGGTATGGGGGCTACCCAGACCACGCCAAAAAATCAGATTAATGCCATAGATTTTAACGAAGAATTGATCAAACGATTTAGCGCGTTGCCGGATATCTCTTACGATAAAAGATGTCAATAAATCAGCGGAGTGGTTTGAGCTGCTTTGTACTTATGCTGATTGCTTTTGGGTGCGCGAGGAAGATGCGATTGTATTAATCCCTGACAGGCCCGTGACGGCTGAAAACCCGTCCGGCTGGGCGATGGGTGACAACCCTGAATATGCGGTAGATCCCAGCGATGGAAGCTGGACATTCGGCAGCGAATGGACGTATGACGCGACCGACAAAGTAATGGTCAAGGAGGCAACGGCAGCGCCTGATCTTCCTCAAATAAATCTATTCCAATCTGAGGGGAAGCCATTTGAGGCAGGCGTTTCATATGTGGCAACGTTACGCTTTATTGGTACTGCGGGCGCTATCCGTCTGGACTTAGGTGCAGAGCAGCTATTTCCACTTGTCAGCTCCACTGGGTCGGCAATAAAAACCACCGTTGAATTTGTGGCGACAGGCTTTGAAACGGGCAGAGATTTAAGGGTAGAATCGACTGAAATTTTTGAGGGCGTTGTGCTTGAGGCATCAATACGGCGCAAATACTGGCTAGAAAATACGCTAGTTGCAAATTCACTTTCCACGAGTTCGGTTCCGGAGGCAGGCACGCCGACAGCTATTAAGCTGAATTACACTCCAATTCTTTTTGATGATATTAACTGGCCTCCGGCTGTTTACGATGCGCAGTTGCCGGGTGTGTCAGAGGGATTACTGCCTATTATTGAGTCTGCGATTTACATGGAGGGCGTATACCGATTCCAAGAGGCCGCAAATAAGGCGCTCACGAAGATGGCGCGCATGGTGGGGCGCGTAAAAATTGGATGGATTTCCACGGACATTGGTATTGCGTTGCGTCGTGGTCTGGTAATACAGCTTAAAGACCCGTCTTCAGAAATCAATGAACTGGTACTGGTCGAGTCTGTTCAGATGATTTCTTACGGCAGGTATCGAGTGCAGGCGTCAAATTATTCACTGGCACATTACCCATCGGATGCGGTGCCCGTTGGCTTTGGCGTTGTACCTGTTGGCGCAATTCTGCCCGCGAAGGGTAACTCAGTTCCTGCGGGCTGGGCGGCATGGACTTCGGCAAATGGACGATTTATTAAAGGCACATCTACCAGTGTAGGCGATACAGGTGGCGCGGCGAGCGTCACTCCTCCGACAATAAATCTCGATGCGGGAAACTCTGCTCATACGGGCCGAGAATCAGGATTTCGGACGATCAATGTCAGGGGCGTTAGTCAGCGAGGAGGTGCGGCTAGCGAGAATTTTTACAGCGAAACACTGTCTACCTCCGCAGGCGGGCATACTCACACAACTGTACCTGATAGTTTTACGCCTGACGTTTACCGCACCGAGTCGAGGATGATTATAAAGACCGAATCGATTTCATCCTCAATTCCGTCTGAAGCTATTGTGTTCGGCGCTACAGGGATTATTCAGCAGGGCGTAGGGCGATATTTACAGGGCGCAAAGCGAGCGTTAAAGGCTGCGGGCGCGCGCGCAATTGCAGGAATTAATACCAGCGCGCTACTGTTTAAAAATACATCTACTGTTGCGTTTTCCCACGACCACTGGGACGTTGAGGCCGTCACAGATGGCAAGCCTACTGCATTAAGCAGCACTTACTTTGCTCCAGACCAGGCCGGGCCGTCACACCTGCACACAGCGGTTGTACTTGCTGGAACTATTTTGCGTCAAATCAATATGCCTGCTTACTGGTCGAGCACCGACTACAAGGTATCGCCGGGGATGATATTCGGCTGGGCAGGAAGCTTGACGTTACTACCAGCTAATTACACTCTCTGCAACGGCAGACTAGGGACGCCTGACCCGTCTACTTTTACGATCGCAATTTCGGCTATTGGCGAGGAGCTTTGGACATGGCAAGCGCCGGGCATTATCCGATATACCGGCCAGACTAATGACGCCGGGCTGCATGAGCATCAAGGAGCTGTCACTACAGGCGCGTCACTGCCGGTCGCGTCACTGCTGCACGCCATACCGATACAGCATAGACACTTTACTGTGACGCAAAATCAGGAGTGGGAGCCGCCCTATTACACGCTTGCTTTTATTATGTATAACCCAGTGCCTGTTGTTGGATTTGCTGACGTACTACTGCAAATTCAAGGCGGCGAGGCAGACGGCGCTACCGTCATCAAGGACGTATCGACATACGATAGAACGGCAACTGTTACCGGAGGGACTGGCACTCTGGCCTATACCGACTCGCAGCTACTGTTTGGCATGACAACGATAGCAACCAACAACCACTTAGTACTCTATACCGGCGTTGAGTATCCGCTAGCGTTTACGATTGAGGGTTTCTATCGGATAGATTCAATATCTGCGGGTAATATGGTTCTAGCGAGCAACTATACAGGAGCCGGAGCAGGCCGGTTACAGAGTTCGATTTAATGACAGCAGCAATCTATTGGAGCTAATAATTGAAGACACCGTTGTTAAAACTGGGATCACGGTCACTGCCAATAACTGGTTTTACTTTTCGGTTTCTTACGATGGCGCTGGGTGGTATTTCCATACTGGGATGGTGTCAACGGGCATTGCAACGCTTGCAGGCGGCAGCGCACACGCTGATGCGGGCAGAGCAATGCAAAACGTTTGTATGTAAACGGATCGGGCGCAGGACGGCAACGGCTATTTCTCCCAGCTTAGGCTAACCGGAGGCTCCGCGCTTAACAAAAAAATACGATCTTAATCCCCGAATCACCTTTTAAAACGGCGTAATGATATGAGCAAAAACGGCTTGGCAAAAAATATTGAAGTCTGTAAATCGCAGTGGGCTGATTATCAGGTGGAGCTTAATTACATTGTCTACCCTGGGATTAAGCGCGCTAAAGGACTTTCAGAAACAGTCCACAAAGCCAGCGCAATTGGGGAGGAATTCTTTGACAAGTGCCCACGAATTGCATGGTACTCAACTGTAATTCGAGTGCTGGTGATCTATCCGTCCATTCTGTATGTCGTACTTTGAGCCATGATTCTCCACGGCAGGCAGGCGGTTGACGCTGTAGAGAAACAGTTAGGGCGCTTACTCAACGACATAGAGCATCGTGTTGTTATGGTCGAGGGATGCAGCACAAAAGAGTATTTTTGCTCGGCGGGCGTACTGACTAATGGCGTAGGGCAGACGGGGGTATGGCTGAATAAGACGTTCCCGCAAGCCTTAGAGTACCATATCCAGCGAGTGCGAAATCGGCTTCCGGCGTATGACAGCTATCCCGAATATCTTAAGCGCGAGCTGGTGCAGTCGGAGTACCGGGGCGACTTGGGACTATCCCCCAAAGCCATGAGATTAGTTCGCGGCGGCATGTACGATCAAGCGGCTATTGAGTTCCTCGACCACAAAGAGTACCGCGAGACTGAATCCGAAGGGATACGAAAGCGCATTGAAGCCGTATCTCACGCGCTCAACCTGTACCACTGCGAGTTACACTGATATGAACTGGAAAGACGTAGGCGGATGGCTGAAGGAGAACGCAGGCTCTGGCACTGCACTCGTTGGCTCGCTACTAACAGGTAACGTGCCTGGCGCTGTTGCTGCTGGTGTTGCGCTTGTGTCCAGTGCAACCGGCAGCACTAATCCTAATGATGCACTGGCGGCGCTACAAGGCGATCCTACGACAATGATACGGCTGAAAGAGCTGGCGATTCAAGATGAAGCCAGTATTCGGGCGCATCTTGAAACAATGACGCGCATGGAGCTTGAAGATCAGCAGGCTTCGCACGCGACAACACAGGCCACTATCCAGAGCGGCGACAACGCAGAGGATAAGTTTGTGCGCCGCACGCGCCCTGGGCAGAGCTGGCTGAGTTTGGCCGCAGCAATCGCCTACGTTTTTGCTCTGCCAGACCCGTCGATTGAAATCCTCGCCGCGCTGCTGGCGCTGCCGCTTGCGTATGCTGGCCTCAGGCAGATTGGCAAAGGCTTTGATTCTGTTGGGCGAACAATCGTGGGCAAGATAAAATGAAATACTTCGTTGCACTCGCTGCTCTTTAGTTATCCGCGATATTGCGGTTTGAATTTGTCGGTAAAGTGGCAAGGTCAGGGCCGACCGGGAGAATCCCAATCCGCATAACCCCTTCCTCGCCATAAATCACTCATAAATCACCCCCTCAATCCTGCACACTAATAGGATTGTATAAAATGGCCTGTAAGCGACCCTGCACTATCTGCAACTGTGCGCGGCTCATATCGACAAAACACCCGCATCGGCCGTTTGTACGCATTCCTCGACCGTTATCATTGACTATGCACGAGCCGTTAGAGCAGCCCGTAAAGCCGTGAAAAAGAGTCTCTCTCAAGTTTTTCTTTGCTCCAGCTCCTCGATGCTATTCTTAAAAATCCACGAGCGCATTTGTTTCCACAGGTGATCTGGTTTGCTTGTCTCGCCAAATCCATCGTCATTCATCAGCATTATCTCTAGCACAACCGCCTCGCGTATGAGCCGATTTCCTGGCATCGCGTCTAGCGCCGAAAGCATGTCGCGCAAGAAACAACTCGCCCCCTTTTGCCCCTGATAGACGAGGACAAGGGGCCACGCCAGCGAATCAGCGCCCAAGAATCGCAGTCGTCTGAATATCCCGCTCTGCTCATAAATTACTCTCCTGCTCTATGTCGGGACCAAACGTATCACTCATAACCCACTCTCCAGCGCTGTTTTTAGCCTCGCCTGAACCATAAATAGATTTGCCACCAAGTATGCCTGAGAATGAGACCTCGCCAGACTCGTTAATAGACAAAAGAGAATACGTCTTGGGGCGAATTACTCCACTCCAGTTCTATGTACCCGTCCTCCGTGTATTCTGCGCTGTATTCCCAAAGGCTGGCACTCCCCGCCTCAAGCTCCTCGATGCGCTCTGCCGCTTCGATCATCAGGGCCGTGTCGCTGCCCCAGGCAATGCGCTCGCCAAGGGAAATGCTATCCGCTTTCGATTTCAGTCGGTCTTTTAGGTCACTCATAAATCACTCTCCTGCCTAGTTTGCTATCTCGACGACACAGATGTCGTCGACATCATTCTGTATTCCCAGTAATAGGGTGGTGAGGCCGCTGCGATCATCCGCACAAATGGCACTTGATTGTCACGCAGAAGCCTCGCCATAAATCGTGCCAAAGAATGTCGGTGTTTGTGTCGGTGAGCTGTCGATACATGGGCAATCAGACACCGACAGACGCTGTAAGCTGCTGATAAATAACGACACAGATCGACAGGGGACACTAAGCCACGGGTTCGAGTTATGCGACCCATCAACATGGACCGGCGTCATAACGGTTGGCCCGCGCTCTGCAGTGCCGTCGTAGTAGTAGCCACAACTTGTGGTGGTCGTTTAGGTCGCATAGTTTATTTTTCATGCAGCAGTCTTCCCAGGCTTTTCGGCAGTAACCGCTTCCCTGATTTTTTCAGATGCCTCACACGCATCAGCAACCCACTCCGGAGGCTCTCGCTTGCTATCTCGAAGGGTCTCAAGCATCCATCGTTCGGTGCTGGTCCACTTGTCATCTTTGAGTAAGTTGATGACCTTTTTCAAAACGCGAAAGCACAGCGCGTCATAGCAGCCATTGCTGATATCCATGCCCAGCCTTTCCTGCCAATAATCCCGCTGCCAGGCAGCTGGCAACACGCGATTTATGTAATATCTTTCTGGTAGGTGCGGCATCGATGCGTGCGACCAGATCAGGTCACCAGAGATAAAGAGGTATTCGCCACTGCAGTCCAGGTTTCCACTGCAGTCCAGGTAGCCACGGCAGTCCAGGTTGCCACGGCAGTCCAGGTTGCCACGGCAGTCCAGGTTGCCACTGCAGTACAGGCTGCCACGGCAGTCCAGGTAGCCACGGCAGTCCAGGTAGCCACTGCAGTACAGGTTGCCACTACAGTACAGGTAGCCACCGCAGTACAGGTAGCCTCCAACGACAATGCCTGCGATTTCTTTGCCAGCGGAGTAAGGCACGTCGCATTGGATGCGCAAGTCACCTTCAATTCGAATGACGCCGTCTTTGCTGCGAAGCGCCAGAAGTTCGTCTGTGGTTTTAACAATCTTTTCCATTTTATGACCCTTGGGTTTCGGTGATCGATAGGTCGGGCAGATCGAATGCGTCGATCCGCATGCCATGTTTGAATTCAAACAAACCAATCCCGTACCAGCGATACCATGCGCGCTCTACGCTCGATATGCTGTACCCCGTTGCTCGCGCTACAATCCCAGCATAGGGCTTACGCTGTACAATAAGGGCATCACAGCGGCGCTTACGCTCGGCATCGCGCAGAGCCGAATAGGTGGTTCCCTCATTCCGCAGCATTCGGCACATATCATTTTGCCGCATAGATAGAGCCTCCGCCGTTGCTGCCAGCGTTGCGTTTTCAAGCGGCACGGCGCTCAGGTAGTGCTGTATCGTTTCTGTTGTTTTCATCAGTATTTAATCCAAAAAGCGGGGACTTTGTTTTCTGCAATTGCAATAACAACGGCCTTAGCCTGGGACTCACTTATCTTTGCGTGCTCTATTAAGGCAGCCATTGCCGCACGATTTATTTTTACTTTGTGCGCCCGGTTAGCCATGCGCTTTTCAGTTTCTGCGTGCTCTGCTGCCTCCTTATCCCGCTGCGCCTTTTCTGCTGCTTCGGTGGCAGCGACTTTGGCCCGTTCGGTGGCTTCTTCTGCTATCTTTTCTTCGCGCTCAGTGCGTGCTTTTTCTCCAGCCGCCACGCGCTCGGCCTCGGCATCAATAGCTGCTTTTTCTTGCGCCTGCAATCCAAGCAGCATCGGCTCTAAAAGTTGCAGCGACCTGTCTTTATTGAGTGCTGCCAGCGCCTCAAACTCTCCATAACTATCGTCGATTATGCGCGACTTAATCGCCGTGATCCTGTCCTGCACAACGCTAGACGTTGGCGCTATTTGGAATTCAGCGAGATCACGAAACTCTGACGCTCTACGCAATAAATCATCTTGCACCGCTTTTAGCGCCGCTTCGTGATCTGAGATTTGCGACTTGATGCCATCTTGGAGGGTCAGTAGCTGATCTTTGATTCGCTTGCGCTCACCGTCTAGCAGATCAACTCTCTCTTTCAGCGGCGCTTTAATATCTTTGTGAGCGCCGTCCAGCTTGGCGATTACCTTTCCGATGGCGAGCTTATCAGATCGCGCCTGCTTGTCCTGCTCTGGCACAGTGAGATCATAAATAATTCCTTCGTAACGATCTTTGTACTCGGACAGATTTTTTTCAAACTCCCGAAATTCAACTATTTCAGTGCTTGTGATTGCTGGTAATAATTCCGCTGCGTTTGTCATGCTGATTTCCTTTTTGTCATTAATGTTTTCATCGTGTTTTCCAGCGCCACCAGCTCGCTATTAAATAGCGTTATTGCGTCTGCCATTTGTTCAATGTCCTTTTCGTTCCGTGGTACTCGGCAAATAAATAGCTGTAGCCCTTCCGGTAGCCGGTCATCGAAGCTGATAAAATCGTTCCAATCGCGTCCCGTGCACCACATTTGATGCTGCTGCTGCCAGTAGTATTTCGAGTCAGCCTTGCCTGATTGCAAAGTGGCAATATGCGTGGCGCTGTTGGGGCACTTAACTTCACCGACACCATTGCCGAAAACAAGGCAGTCAGGGCTTGTTCCAGTGTAATCAAGTTGCGGGTGAACAATGAAGCCAACGTCCTGCACCAGTAATCCCGTTTCGATCTCATAAGCAGATTTCGCAAGCGGCTCCAGGTCTATTCCGCGCTGCATAATCGCGTTAGTGTATGTTTCTTCCCGCTGACCTGTAAGCCGCTCACAGAGCAACTGCGCCATGTAGTTTTTACGCGATGCACTAGGCTCATTGCCTCGGCCCTTCGCCATCACATCGCTTACGCGGCTGCTAGTGATCTTGCCAATTCGAGCAGAAAACCAATCTTCTGAACCTTGCAAATTATTCACTGGTTTTTGCCTCCTTAAAAACTCGGCTTTTTTAACATCCTTCACGGCGGTCAATTCTTCCCGAGCGCTAGGCGGTAGGCTGTGATAAAGCATTTTGAAAGTCGCGGCTAGCTCGTCGATGTTCGCCGCGTTTTTCAATTGCTCTAGCTCCTTGCTGATGTCCAGCTCCGCAGTTCGGCTTTCGTCGTTCTCGCCTGTTTCCAAGCTGAAAGTTTTCAGAATGGCGTATTTAACAGCGTAAGACATAGCCTTGCCGGGCGCTTTGTCGCCGTTGTCGTTAGCGTGAGCATTGACAGTGGTAGTGCAGCTATCGTCAGGCTTATCTATATTGACAAAGTGGACAGCATAATCGCCTGCGTAAAGGTGCATTTTAATGTCATTCTTTAGGTCTCTGGCCTGCAACAGCTCGCTGCGTAACTGCTCAACACGCACAACAATACCTGCCTTGACCATTTCTTTGCGAAGCACAGCTATAACCATATCGTGACTTACGGCTTTGTAGGTGCCGCCAGCACCGGCTGATACGCTTGCATCCTTTTGGACGTACTCAACCACTTTCATTACTGCATTGATGCGCTGGTAGATATTCATGTCATTCATGTTCGATTCCTCGCGATAGACCAGACAGCGACAAAAAGAAAAGCCCAAAGCACTGAGGCTGGCCAAAACCATACTGGCGCTGTTATTAGCCACCAAGACGAACTAATAACGCCGGTTAATTTCAGCGCGGCGAGCACCAAAAATAAGACCAGCAAAAAAGCACCGTTATTGTCGCCTGAAAATTTGTCACTTATGCCCCCTCTGCGCTGCGCGCTGTGCTATTTCTTCCTGCTGTATTTCTTTGGCGAGGTCGTGCAGATGATCCCCACGCAGTTCCTCGCGCTCAATTCTGGCCCGTACTACCTCGGCCTGATTTGCCAAATGAAGCGTCAACCAAATGAGTTTTATCGGATTCGCTCAGATAAGGGCGGATGTGAAGATCAGGGTGCCCATCGGATTCCAGCCATGCGGAAATATCCCCATTATCCCACACTTCAAAATTAACGATAAACTCAAGTTCGGTTTTCATAATGGCTCCTCCATGCCATTAAGCGCCGCCTGGAAAAGGTCGATTAAATCCGTTATTTGCTCGTTAAGTGGATACGTTGAATAGCCGGTGAGTTCAAAAACTGCCTGATCCTTATAGTTCATGTAAAATGTCACTATTTCGTTCGCTTTGTCGTGTTCAAGCCGTATAGTTGTTTCGTTTACAACGTAGTTGGTCAGCTCGTTAATCATCTTCAAACCCCCAGCGCATTCAGCGCAAATAGAAACCAGACCAGCGCAAGAGTTGATACTCCCAGCGCCCTGATCGTCCATATTGCCAGAGCCTCGGCCCTCGACTTTGTGACGTTAGTTGCTCTGCGCTCAGTTATCCTGGCGCAGTATTCTCGGTGCATTATCAGTAGGTCATCCATCGAAGTGCTCCTCAGAATATGCTATTGCCGCGTGGACGATGTGCCAGCCTATCGACTCAACTATAAAATCTCTCTCCCGAGATGTTTCTGCTAAAGGGTATCGGTCAAGATACCGTTTTATCCAATTCGCTGCGTAGCTCGGCAGGCATACATCAGCGCAGTCGGAATTCCAGTCAGATGCACTGGCGTAAAAAGCCAGCATCGCAACCATCGGGTCACCCACTGGATAATCTGCGTCTGTGATGCACATATCATCAATAGCTATGCTGTCAGATCGCTCCCGTGCCAAGTCTGTTTGAGTTTCAATGCCCATTGTGTTGCTCCCGTTGATTGAGTTTTAAATATAGTCTTGTCAAAACCATTGCGCAAGCAAATTTGTAAATTAAATTAGACAAACAACCTTTTGATAGTTACTATGTGTATAAATCAATCAGATAGGCAATAAACATGAAAGAAGAAACGACACTATTTTCTTTGCAGCTAACCAACGCCGAGCAGAAAGCGTTTGCACGACAAGCGCGGATTGCCGGAACATCTAAAGCCGGTATGCTGCGTATTTGGCTTGCTAGAGCTGAAGCTGAACGCAAGCTGAGGGCCGCAACATGACACAGAAGCAGCGCATTTTAAAATACTTACAATCTGGCGGCGAGCTTACACGGTTAGATAGCTGGGACAAGCTCGGCGTGATTGAGACACCGGCGCGGATTTCAGAGCTGAGGCAGGACGGGCATTTAATTCGGACAGCTAGGCGGCGAGTCACTAACCGCTATTCGGAGCAGGTATTTATTGCTGTGTGGTCATTATGATAGGCACAAAAAAGGCCACCGAAGTGGCCTATTCTGCGAGGGGAATAAACCCTCTTACCACCATGTTGCGGGGAGCAGGGGAAGGTGGTAGTCTAAACGTGCAAAGTCAGACAGGGCTAGTATACATAAAATCAACACTATGCAACACCCTCTCTACATCGCTCCGAAACTTACAGTGGTTACTATGGAATTGAATCACGACGACCTTCCGTCTGTCGCAAACGCACAGCTACCTGCGAGCTATGAGAATGCAAAAACGGCGTTAGCCAATTGCAGCAGCATGGACGAGTGCAAAGACTGGGCAGATAAAGCGAAGGCGCTTGCCAGCTATGCCCGCCAGTCTCAAGATGAGTCTTTACGCAAGATGGCAACGCGAATACAAGCCCGCGCAATCCGTAGGGCTGGTGAGCTATTGAAGCAGATCATGCCGAAGAAAGGCGCTAACCAGAACATTAGTGCGGGTGACCACACTAAAGATTTAACCCGAAAGCAGGCCGCTGACGATGCGGGGTTTTCTCATCACCAGCGCAATCATGCACTCCGAGTCGCTACGCTGGGAGAGGATGAATTTACGCAGCAAGTAGAGTCCGATAACCCGCCAACAGTCACTAAGCTGGCAGATCAGGGGACGAGGAAGCAATTAATAGACCTAAAAGGGCGTGACCCAAAAGAGTTTAACCAGGCGTTACACTTTATTGCGTTATTTGAAAGGCATCTAAAGGCAGCAAAAGGGCAGGACACTGGCAGGATACTTGGCACTCTTACCAGTAAAGAGCGCGATAGTTTGCGTTCGCTTATCAGCCAGATAGATAACATTCACGATCACATTATCACGAGGATTTAACTATGACGTTTCAAGACATAAAAGATATACGCTCACTAATCTCATCGCTTGTGGCTGATAAAATCGACGCAGGAAAAGTGGTAAACCAGCAATGGACTGTGACGGAAATACTGAACAGTTACGACGATATAGAGGGTGAAGATAAGGATTTCTATCTCGTTACCGCTCGGCACTGGATCGGGGGCGAAGTGAAGTCTGCCATCGGGAAATATGAGCCGCATTTAGGGAGTGATGGTACTCAGTTGGTTCTAGATGGCTTTGAGTATTTACAGAAAGGCTACCCAGTGCTGCGCGGAACAGTTCGCCAGCTAGTCCCTACCGACCAGATTACAGATGAAGAGTGGGATATTAAAGAGCGCGAATACGAGAAGATGGGTGATGGCTGTTATGCCCATGCCGCTGAAATACGGATGTACAGGAATAGTCGCCAGCAAACAGCGTAGGTAAAACCAGTCGCGCCTGGAAAAATTGAGCAGTGCTCGCTGC